CTGGATTGTATGGTCTCTCATAAAAATTAGTTAAAACAAGATTTTTTACACTTTGTTTTACTGCTTCACGATTTACCAAAGCCTTGACATTACCAGTAACTGGATGAGCAGTAAACTTTAAAGATATATCTTTGAATACTGGTTCTTTAAGTTCAGGCATCTATCTTCTCTTTGTTTTTATTATTTATATTGATTATCTACCAAGACCACCTAGAATAAATGAAGTGTAGTGACCGGGTGAACTCCAAGCATTAGGTGGTTTTGGTGCTTCTTTTATTTCTTCTAATTTTTTAATATCTTCATTTAATTCTTTCTGACTTTGTTTCATTTGTTCTGATAAATTACCCATAAAACTTGAAATACCTGAGTTAATGTTTTCTGTAGATACCAATCCACCAATTTCTTTAAATAAACCATTAAATCCTTGCGAAGCTGTCATAGCATCTTGTTGTATATCCCCTGTAGATTCTGATGGTAAGTTTCTCCAATCAGATCCTGTTGTAACTTCTTCCGTTTTTGGTATGGAATTTATTTTATTATTAATCTCTTGTAATTGATTTCTTTTCACTTGAAGTAGTTTATCCCTTTTAGCTAAGAATGATTCTTCATATTGTTCATTAGTTGTAAATCCTTCGGCTACTACTTTGTTAAAACCAGCTGCTGTTTTTTCTATGATACCAGAATTTAATAATGACTGACCAGCTTCAGATACTCTGTCCGCAACTTCAATAAATTTCACTTTCATACCACCCATTACATCTGGAACAGATACTGATTCTGTATTTAAGTTTTTAGGCATAGATGTTAGTTGGGGTGGAGCATAAGAACCAAATATTTTTTTGATATCACCAACTACTGCAGTAATTGTTGGTTTTGCATTGTTTACAATGTCTTCAGATTTCAATGCTACTTCTTTAAGATCTTTTTTCAACTTCTCTTTTGGTAACTTAATGGCATCTGTCGTTGGTACATCTGGAACATATGCTTTTGTTGCGTACTCATATCCATTAATGTTACCATCTTCATCATATGTTGGTGTTGCATCAATATTTGGAACTGCTTTACAGATATCAAACGATGATAATGTGTTTTGAATTTCGGCAAACTTCGCTGTTAAATCTCCAGTAAATCCTGCAAGACCTCCCTGCAGCTCACTCAGACCGCCTGTAACTTCTTTTAAGATATCTTCAAGACCACTTGTTGCTTTGCCAAATACTTTGCGAATCTCAGCAAGTTTACTATCAATCTTTAACGCATTTAATGGATTACCAAGCAGACCAACAAGTTCATTTAATTCTTTCTGAAGGTTTGGAAGTTCTGCTTTAATCTCTGGTATTAGATTATTGAGTTCGCCAAGAGCATTGTCAAGTGCACCACCTAACTCGCTTTGTAAACTAGTAATAGAATCAGCAATACCACCTGGTCCTGACGTTAACTCAGCAAGAGTATTTCCAATCGCTTTTTGTGCGTCATCTAATGCTTGTAAATCTAAACTTATTCCGCATAAACCTAAATCAGCCATTATAGATTATCCGTTGTTGTGTTGGTAGTATCATTGATACCAGTTCTACCACTTGGTCCGGTTGCATTAGTATGATCATCAAAGTTATCTGCAATCCATGTATAGGTATCACCACCAATATGTTTATAGTATGCTTTGTCATAACGAATATGAGCATCTTCGTTATAATCACTAACGTGTTTCTTCACATATTTAATAGAAGATGTTGACACAAACTCCTCGTTAGCAGCTCCTACCGATTTATGATTAAATGTACCACCATTTGCAATACGCATGTTAACAGCTGAAGCAAACTCAATGTTTTTAAGTGACATAATGTGTGTATTGCCAGTAACGGTAAGGTTGCTATTAATTTGAACTGTTTTTGCTTCATTATATTTAATTGTTGTGTTCTTATTCTTACCTACTATTTCAGTATAATTTCCATCAATAGTTGACCTACGATTACCAGTAACTCTTTCTGATTTGTCACCATTAATCTGTGTTGATTCGTTTGTCAATACTTCTTTTAAATCATTACCCTGAATCTTCGTCACACGATCACCACGAACTGTGACGTATTGATTACCATCAACTTCTGTATAATGATCTCCTTGAATATATAACTTGGCATTGCCTTTCACAGTAATGTTCTGTGTACCTTGAATGTATATGTTCTCATCACTAATTACAACTTCGTAGTTCTTACCAACGACTTTAGTGACACGAGTACCATCTGATTGAATCTCTTCGAATGTGCCAGCATTATGATACTGATGAATTCTACCAATACCTGGAGTATCATCAACTTCAAATACATGACCTGACTCAGAACGATATACATGATTGTATGGATAACTAGATGCTGACCCCTCTTCTCGTTGTGGACCTTCTCCGCCATAACGCGCATTAGGTTCATGCCAATAAGGAGTTGTATCTTCGCCTTCACTATCTAAAGCATAGTCAGCATCAGTACCAACTGTAGGTCCAACAGCACCTTTCTGATAAGTATTATCATCGCTCGTTCCATATCTCTTTCTAAGAGAAGCAATATCAGGAGCTGTTGCTGTTGGAACATCTCTTAATCGATTATTTCTTTTTGCAATTAATGAAACATCTGATTCAGCAATTACTCCATTACGAGCAAGTCTTGGTGTATCGGGTTGAAATAAACTGTCAAGTGTTGGATAGTTGCCCTTGGGATCTGAAAATCCATTTTTAGACATTTCAGTTGGAATACCAGCCAATGAACCCATGATGACAGGTTTTTGTGCTTCTTTACCATCAGCAAAGAAACCAACAACCCAAGTTCCTTCTAACAATCCAGTAGCAGACCTACCAATACCACTATTTGCAGCCGATGTGATTGGTTGTATTGGTTGCGCCCAAGGCAAATTTTCTACTGGCAACTCTTTTAGATCATCGGTATGCCAACCATAACAACGAACTCGCACACGACCAAGTTCCAATGGGTCAGCACGATCCTCTACAACACCATACCACCATACAAATTCTTCGCCTAAATTTTTCATTCTTCTGGTTCCATATCATCTGTAGTCAATTTTACTTCCTCGCCGACAACGTCTTTGGCGTATACATCTTTTACACATTCCATAACAGTAAAAAAGTTTTCATCTGCACTATTGATATTATGTCTTACAGCTGTAACAAGAAAACGATTGCCAAATAATAAATTATCTTTCCCCATATAAAGATCATTTTGAGTGTTTTGTGGAATGTGTAAATTTACAACATTCCCAATTTCAATTGTAGTATTACCAGGAATTGTAACTTCAAGAACAATGTTATTTAATTGCAATCTAGATGCATGATCATATTTTAAAAAGTTATGTAATCTTCTTGGGTTTCGTATTTGCGGATCAGTGTTTTTAGCATTACTCAAAAGTGGATTATTTTGATATTCATTACCAATATTACTCATAATATATAATGTTTTTGTTGTACCAGCATCATTAGCATAAATTGATTTTTTCGAAAACAAAGATTTATTTTTCTCTGTGTGACTGATACTATTAAAATTTTTACTGTAAGTAAAATTATCTGTAGTAAATCTTTTTAGAATAGGATCAATTGTTTCGACATTATGAAATAACATTCCTGTTGAAAATCTTTCTAATGTGTCAAATTGTCTAAGTCTAGTAACATTCATAATAATTTGGTATGGTTTAATACCTGACTCTTTTTTGTCTTGTCCTTCTAATGCTGCATCAGCAAGATAAAAATCATCTACTTTATTTTGAGTTAGCAAATAATCAAGAGTTTTAAAATGCCAGCCATTGTACCCTTCATAAAAACAAAAGTTTGATGCTAGACTCGCATCTTCATATTCTGTTGTTTGCGAAGGAGTACTGTATTTGTTAAAATCATAAGTATTAATAAAACCTCTACTTTTTCCTTGTGTTTCAGTTGTCACTTGACGAATTGCATTAAAAGGATTGACATTAGGAAAAACAATAGATTGACTGTTTGATGAATCTTGTAAGAATAGTTTCTTTTCACGAACAATACCAAATTCTTCCTCTGGTTTTAAAAAAGAAGAGTATATTGATTTAATAATATTATCGCCAGTTAAATCTACATATGATTTGTTTACGGATTTTCTTCCATTATTAATTAGTTCCAAAGAACAACCACACAATACAAATGCTTCTGATTGTCTAGAAATTTGATTTCTATCTTTTACACTGTATACTCGAAAAGAATATTGTAACAATTCCTCTGTTCTTGGCGTCTTAAATCGAATAATTAAAAGTTCATCACCAACAATTGGTGCCATTTCAATTAGACCTTTGGAGTCTAAAATAGCAAGTTCACAATAAGAACCATACTGATATAAATCATGAAAAATAACAAACTCTTGAGCAACACCCTCAAGAGGAACAACTGTTCCATTGTATGTTATTAAATCGATGCTTCTTACATCAACATCATTTCGCTTTGCCATTATTCAAAAATACTTTCTACTTCTGTCAATAATAATGATAGATAATCTCTATGAAGAATTTTTAAATTTCTCTTTGCATCATTGAGTTCTACCTCATATGTGTATGAGTCTACTTCTCTCTTTTCCCCTATAGGCAACGCGGCGTATGTTGTGCTATCAACATTTATTTTTTTCTCAGGGATAATTGTACCATCATATAAAATTTCATTTGATTGATATATCCATTCATAGTGATGGACTTGCTGTTGTGCAGTTTCCACAGCGCCATATTTTGATTTTATAAAATTAACAAATTCTTGATAATCCAAAGGCAAGTCATATTGTGGGTCTATAATGTTATTTGTCAACATAATTACCCAATCTAATGAAACATCACCATAATATCTATCAGCAACAAATTGCAATGTATGCCCCTCTTGTAAGTTGTGACTGTGAAATAATACTGTTTTATTATTTAAAGCATCTAAAACTTTAAAACGCGCAAGAGGATTTTGAATTACTTTATTTGCACCATTTTTCAATAAATCATATTGAATTGTTGGATGGTTTCGAAAGTAGAAAGCCATTGTATTTTACCTGTTTGAATTTAGAATGGATTGTTTGGTCAATGTTGTGACTTCTTGGAATGATAAACCAATTTGAATTGATACCGGAACCTTGTATGTTGTATCATTGTCATCTACAACAGAATCTTGTTTGGTGAAATATAAAGGTTGTCCTTCTGCATGGTAATTAACAGAAACATTTTTGAGTACAGATGGACCGATATTAAATAAAAACTTATCATGATGAAATTCAATATCAAATTGTTCGGGGTAATCATAGAAAAACTGAAGAACGCCGCCTGCAGTTTGACTAGATATTTCACTTGGTGCTGAGTAATATTTCAATAATTTGATAATATTTAATATCGATACTGATTCTTTAAAATCTTTTGCGACAACTTTCCAGGAAAACTCATGCATTCTAAATTCTGGTTGGGAATACAATACCGCCATATATGGATTTCTTGCTAATCCAGCACCACCTAAAGCGCCTTGACCATAAGGAGTTGCACCAGCTGCTCCAGCTAAGGAATAAACACCATATGCAGCAGCGCCTTGTACAACTCTTTCTCCTTGTTTTCCAGTTTTTGGTAATGCATTATATAAAGCATTCCCAATAGTTTTAGTAGCCTTTACACCAGCATCTATTACTTTTCCAAAATCTAAATTAATTGCACCTGCAATGAAGTTTCCTGTCTCTGTACCAAGTTTTTCAACAGTGCTCCTCATTTCACTGCCCTTGTTAGCAAGAACGTTGCCAATTGGACCAAGTGCTTCAGCATTATATGTTTGATTGTACGCTGTTGCTAAATTCAATGGTAAAGGTAAGAATATTCTAGCAATGTCTTTTTCTGTTGTGTAATCATTGACTTGCCTTAATGTGGTATACTGTCTGTCAATGACACGTATTGCCATCCAATGGTCAACCTCAACAATATTACTTGGGAAATAGAAAGAATCAGCGCTTGAGGATGCACCTAAAGCTGCTTCTAGATCACTCTTATGTTCATTCGTTTTATAAGAATTAAATTCAGAATTTAAAATTTCTGAAGGTTTTTTTGAAGCTGGTCTGCCATTTGCCATAGAATAAATACCTTAAAACATGGTTTTTTATTATTTATAATGAAATACGATCAAGGAAGATTTAAACCCAGAAACCCAAACAAGTACAAAGGAGACCCAACCAATATTATTTACAGAAGTGGTTGGGAACGGAAGTTTGCGAACTGGTGTGATCTAAATGAGGCTGTCATACAGTGGCAGTCAGAGGAATTTTTTATTCCATACAAAAACCCAATTGATGGTAAGTACCATCGATATTTTCCAGATTTTCTTGTCAAGATAAAAACCGCTGAAGGTGTTTTGGAAACTTGGGTGGTTGAAATTAAACCAATGAATCAAGTCAAGGAACCAAAAATACAAACTCGAAAAACAAAAAAATATATCACAGAAGTCAAGACATATGCAATCAATCGGTACAAATGGGATTATGCTTTGGAATGGTGTAAAGATAGAGGCTACAAGTTCATTATACTTACAGAAAAAGAATTGAATATTTAATATAAATAATCAAAAGGAGTACTGTTTTGGTAGCATATATCTTTGATAAAATTCTAACACAAGGCGTGAGAGCAGGGCAAATACCAGCGCGTACTGATGCCTCTCGTAGTTGGTTTAGAGATAAAGCAGCTGGTACTAAAATTAC